CCCCCAGCGCCCCAACCCCCCCCCGCTTTCCCCTGTTCCCCCCCCCCCGCCCCCCCGCCGGGGATTTTGTTGGATTCCACACGAAATCTTTCTTGCGTTTTATTGCTTTTCTTTGCGTTTTGCCCTATCATGGTTGTAACGAAATCCAGTAACAAAAACCGACAAGGAGGTATTCTCATGTATACGATCCCTGCATTTGGCCCTTGGCCTGAACAGAACGCCGGACCCGACGAAGAAAAGCGGCTGAACAGTGCCCAGCAGAGCAAGACCAGCCCCACCAGCATTGACCGGGAACACGAAACCGGGGTTTTCTACGGCTCCGGCAAGCTGCCCTATCAGACCAGCCTTGCCGCCTGCACCTGCAACGATTTTGTGAAACGGAAAAAGCCCTGCAAGCACGTCTATCGCCTTGCTATGGAGCTTGGGATCATCCCTCTGGACTATAAGACGGGCAGGAGCAGCGGCGAACGGAACGAAGCGCAGATCAGCTTTGAGGACAGCATTGCCCTTGTGGAGCAGCTTTCCGAGGCTGCGCAAAAGCACATCGAAAATATGCTGTACTACACCAGCGAGCGGGTAGACGACCGCCAGCGGGCTGTTACCTGCTATGATCTCGATCTCGCCGATGAACTGCGCACGTCGCCCCTGCTACACGAAAATCCTTACCCCCTGGCCGAACAGCTTTCTAAGCTCTCGAAACCAGCTTTGGTAATGATCTTGGATGCCATCCACCGCGATGACAAGCCCCGCCGCAACGCCGCCAAAGACAAACTTGCGGCATGGATCGCCGAAAACGTGCCCATGCTGGCAAACGAGCTGCCGCCGTGTGCGTCCTTCTCCTTCGTGGAGGTGTTCGACAAAGCACAGCGGGATGTTTACAAATACCTGCGCCGCAAGTATGAGATGGAAACGGACTGGTACACCGGGCTTGAATATCCCGCCGGAGCAGGTCTTCCCAACGAAAATGAACTTGTATTTTACTTCCCGGAAGATCGTGTGACTGCCGCTCTCACGAAATACGGCTGCAATCGCTGCCTGCATGGGTACATCCCCACGAAATAAACTGTGCAAAAATGCACATTGGCGGCTAAGAATGCCGTTTCCGCATATTTAACCCGCCTTTTTGATACAAAACCTACAATTTATGGACTTAACTGCCCAAAAGGAGGTATTTCTACGAACGACACAGAGTTTTTCGCCCCGTGGCGGCTGGTTGCCGCCTTTGCCGATGGTTCCCGGCTCCTGTTCGACGGATTGACCGAGGAACAAGCCTATGACGCTATGATTGCCGCCCAGGAACAGCACGGCGACATTGGCTATTGGAACCGGGTCACAGATCAGAACTACGAGGACGGCAGATACTACAAAACGATCCCCGAGCCGCCCGCCGTGCATATCGTGGACTTTGCGGGCTATGATGGTCCGCTTGACGAGAACGGTTTCCCCGTCGGGCTGCCGGATGAAATCGCCCGGTACGCCAAAGAGCAGGGAGCCGTCCCGGATGCCCCGCAGATCATCCTCAAGCGCAACGCACCCAACGAAAAGGAGGACAAGCAATGAGCCACATTCTCCCGGAAGCTCAATCGGTTATTGACCAACTGAAGCACGACTTTGTAAAAAGCTGCACCCCTGCCGTGGAGCAATTCCAGCTGGATCAGAACGTACAGCAGGCGGAAGCTGCCGTGAAGCTAAAATATTGCATGATGCACGGTCTTTCTCCCGATGAAGTCACCGTGTCCAGCAGCGAAGGCGAACACGGTGTCCGCACCTTTACCATCACCGAAACCCCATCCACGCAAATGGTTGACATAGCCTTTACCGTCCCCACAGAGTAACGAAAAGCCCGCCGGGTCCATGACCTGACGGGCTTTCTCTATAGCACCCGGCAGGCCGCACAGCCCACCGGGTAATTTCTTGCCAACTTTTCCACATTTCCGGGTAGTCGTGTTTGTTTTTCTGCGCCGGGTGGACTCGATTTGCGGAAGCGCGTTTGCGTGAGGCTCTGACGGTCGATCTCCCCTATAGGAGAATATCGCCCTCAAGCCACGCATCTGCCCTGGGCAGGGTCTCGCGCACGTTATACGCGCGTGATAATAAGGCGGGGCACTCGGGCAGCCGTTCCACGCCCCGGCCAAAGGCCAGCAAAGCCACGTTCCGAAGCCGTTTCAAATGCTGGATGCTGTACCCTGCATCGACCTGCACTTCTGCCCATTTTTTGTGGCCGATGTAGTATTCTGTCAGGATCAGATTGTGGGCACTGTCCAGTCGGTCAATTTGTCCTCGGATCAGAGCTTCATCGGACTTCAAAATGGCTTGCTGACGTTCCAGACTTCTCAACCTGTCACCGATGCCCAGTTCATCCATTTTGCAGGCCATTGCCGCGGTGCTGTCACCGGGCAGCCCGCCGCCGGGCATACCGTCCATGTTGATGCCTTTCAGCGTGTCTACTTCGTCGTCCAGATTGGCACACTGGCGGCGGATGATCGTAAGCCGGCGGGGAATATCTGCGCAGTATTTCAAAATCGCTTCCGCCTCGTGTGTCTTCATGCTCTGCCTCCCGAAAAATTAAAACTCGCTTCCGAAGATGGGGCCTTGCCCGTTTACCCGCTCGACCATAGCCCCCACGCCGTAGATGTCCTCCACCACACGGCGTAGCTTCTCGTAAGCTACCATCTCGCCATCTTCGGACCATCCAAGGAACTGCTCGAAGTTGGAGCGGGTCTCCTGCATGACAGCGGCGATCTGCTCCACGGTATAGCTCATGTCGTGTAGAGCTTCCACACAATACCGGGCCACCATGTCGGCAGCATCCCGGCGTTCAGCAAGGATTTCCCGCTCATTGGCCGTCTTGCCCAGCTTTCCCGCCGGGAGCAGGAAAGTTTCCACCATCAGCGGCGTGGTGCGGTCTTCCAGCGCAATGCGGGCTTTCCGTGCCCCTCGTTTGTCCCGATCCAGCGTGTACCGTTCCGCCGCATTGTTCATCTTGACGGTCAGCACAGCCGCCTTTCCTGCATCAAAATCCAGAATGTCGTGTGCTGCTGCCACAAAGCAGTACGACACGACCTGCCCGATAGCCTCCCGGTTCAGTGATGCCGCCGTTTTGGTGCGGCCAAGGTTGACCTGCTGATTTACAGCATTCTGGATGCTCTGCCGGTAGTATGACGGTACTCTTGCTCTGCTTTTGCCCATGATGATTCCTTTCCCGCCTGTTCAGCCAGACGTTTCCATTCTTTGATCTCGTTTTTCGTGTCCGGGGTGATGATTTCCCGGAACACATAGCCCCGCGGCTCTGCAATCAGGTCAACAAACAGCCTGCGGCGGTAGATGTAGTCCCTCTGCGCCCGCCGGGTGAATTTTGACTTAATTTCCACCACTTCCACCGTTCCGTCGGCATATTCCAGCACATAATCCGCCGTATACCTTGCCGCCGGGAGGTGGACGGCGCAAAAATCCTTTGCGGGCAGCAAAGGAAAGGCAACGTGCGGTGTTGCCTTGACGATCCTGCCGGACTGGATGCCCGGCAGCACCGTGCCAATGTAAAAATCATACTCGCCCTTGCTCTCGAAGGTCTTGCCAATCTCCCCGGCAGTCTTGGCGGCAGCTTCCAGCGATACTGCCCCCGCCGGGGCTTTCCTTGCGCATCGGGCGGCTATTTGCTTCTCCGCCTGGGCACGGTATCGAGGCGGCAGGTCTTCCAGTTCCAGTCTTGTGCTCACGGCTGGTTCCTCCTGTTCTTGTTCTTCGGCGGCTCTTTGCGGTATAGGCTCACGATCAGGTGACGGGTTGAATTGCCCGTGATGATGACTTCGCACCGATGCAGGGTATACCCCGGGTACATCTGTTCCCAATACGCCCGGTCTTCCAGACAGTTCTCGCACACGTCCTTGAGCTTTGATCGGCTCATTTTGTTGTCGTTCGGTCTGGGCATTTTGGGCGGCTGTAGACCGTGGCTCTGCCGCCAGTGCCGTTTGCAACGGCGGTTCTTCACGATATACCGGGCAAGGCTCTCCACACTGTTGTGGTCGAAATGCAGCGGCTCACATCGAGCCATACCCCGACCATTCCACGCCTGTTCCACCATTTCCCGGGTCAGCCCCGCCGGGTGCGTCATAATGACATGGTGATGGTGCCGTCCCAACACTTCGCCTGTCACCTGGTCCACGGTGCAATACTCCGTCACCACGACCCACTTTGGACGTTGGATGCCCTGTTTATCGCAAAGGCGGTACAGCTTCTTGATTGCATTGGAGAAATCCCGGTCAGCACGGGCAAGGTCATTTGGGGCAGGGTGATGATCATCGTCGTAGGTGTATGTAACCGAGAAATCACCGGGCCGGAAGTTCGTATTTACCAGCAGAACCAGGTAGCGGCCAGATTTGCGGATGTTGTAGGCTTCCTTCGCCAGACTGGTGGCGAGTTCTTTCTTCCGCCGGGTGCTGGCCTTGTGCTCCTTCTCGGAGACCTCGAAAAATTCCGCCTGCATGGTGGGCGCAGTGGCATAATCTTTGCCGCAGATGTATTTCTGTTCTCTGACATAAAAGCCGCCGCTCATACCCACTACGTCCTCCTTTCCGTGAACATCCTTTTGCTGAATAAAGGCAAAACCGCCAGCTGCCCGGGAACTTCTATGCTTGCCCCCGCCCCCGCTCCGGCAAGCCCTGCTGTCCGTTACGCCTTTCTGCCGCGGGGAGACAATACAGGGGGTTCCCCCTGTACCCCCGTCACGGGAACGGCTGCTTCTAATCAAGCTCTAAGCAAACTTTAAGCAAGCCGCTGCTCCCGTGTCCCTTAGTTTATCCTCGGTATACAAGCCCCTTTCCCGCCCCCCCCCGCGGCGGCGGTGTGGCCGGGCTTGCTTTTGCTTGTC